GCTTTCCCAAACACTGCTGACATTGCTTCTGGATTATATCCCATATCGGATGCCGCTACTGGAACAGATACTGGGGCTGCGGTTGCCACATCAGCAGCAGAGTCCTGCATTGTATGCACGCTGATTGCATCCATCTGTTCTTGCAAGCTTTTTACTCTTTCTGTCGACCGATCAGCGGAACTGCCAATAGACTCAATTTCTTCTGATGCTTTCTCCGCTCCTTCAGCCACTTTCTGCATAGAATGCTCTGTGGCCCCAAAACGGGTTATAATATTAGAAGATAATTGATCCACTGCTTTTGTCAGCCTGTCCATCGCTTTACTTAATACTGAAATACCATCTTTGAATCCCTCTGTATTGATTCCTGTATCAAACCGCAGGCTTCCATCTGCTGCCATGCTCTCACCTCATTTCCGGGCATAAAATAAGACACCTTCCGGTGCCTAACCCAATAGCTTATTCCAATAATCAATCTCTTTCTGTTCTTCTTCCGTATACCGGTTCTTCAGATCACACAGCTTTTTGTTATTTCTGTAAAATTCCTCTTCCCATTTTTCCAACCGCTTCCCCTTGGCCTTTTTCTGGCGGATTCCCAGAACTGTAGAAAACGTTCCCTCCTCAATCTCCATGAAATACCCGGCAAATGTCCACCAGTGAAGATAGGGGACAGCTCGTGTTTCTATACCGGCTACTTTATTGACCGCAGGGAACAGGATCGCTTCATCCTGCTCCCAGTCCATCATCTTTTTAGCGGGTCTTTTGTCATCATCTTCCCTGCCGCAGTCCACAAACCATTTCGCCTGCAAGATAGCTTCCCCTATATGTTCTTGAGGAATCTGGCTGTATCCCTTCCTGTACAGCCTTCTTAGCAATATTTCAAGCTTTTGGGCGGCTGTCAGATCCGGATCTGTACAGGCAGACAGAAAAATCAGGATATTACGGTAATCTGTTTCAATCGGATATGTAACTCCGCCCACTTCAAGGCTGTCCGGCAGGAACTTCATCGGCTTCCACGTCCTTTAAATACTGGTTCATCTTCTCTCGGTTCTTTTCGTTATAGGCTTTTACAGCCGGCTGCATCAGTTCCAGCAATCCATTTAAAACCTCTTCAAAAAGATAATTCTGACCGATAATGCATAACGGGGACTGGCCTGCAAAAATCGTGTCATACACATCCGCATTAAAAATGCCATTAAAGGCCTTACGCATGGCAACCGTAAATTCAGCCACATATGCCCCGTTCTTTTCCAAATCCGTTTTAGGGCTTCCGTCCGGATTCAGCTCAATCCCTTCCGGGATCTGGTAAGCGCTAAATTCATTCTGAACGCTCAGAACACGGTTAATAATCTCCGGATCAGCCGGATTAAACCGTATTACCCGGCTTGGATCATCATTAACCATGAAACTCTCATAACCATCATTAAAATTAAGACTTCTCATTCGGACCCCTCTTCATTCTTTCCCATCTTCTACAAACGCCTTAGTAGCCAACGTAAACAAGCCCTTCACCCTGTTGCCGGTATGGTGTACATTAAACGGGATCTGGTATCCGGTTGTATCACCGCCATAGCTGGAAACCTCAATAATGGCATCTTCTTTATATGCCACATAGGAGCCAGTCTTTGACTCATCCTCGTCCCAAAGATGCACTTCCACCACGGAAGTCTTCAGATCATCCAAAGTCTGGCGCTTATCAATGATTGCCTGCAACCGTTCAAACAGAGGATCGCCAATCTCTGCATAATACGGTTCAGCAGATGCCTGAGGCTGATAGCTGTCCAGATTTACAGAAGTTTCACCTAAAATATTGTTTTTAGTTTCCACATTGGCGTTCATTTCCACATTGAACTCTTCCAGATCCTTGCCTAAGCGGACATATTTTGCCGCCTCTGATCCTGCTCCCGGAGCTACCGAATCAATATAGTGCGCCATGAATTTACGTTTGATTTTCCCTGTTACTGCTTCTGGCATTTAAAATTCCTCGCTTTCTATTTTGTACTGGGCGTAGATCTGCAGCTGATACATTACGCCACTGTCAACGGTGTCCCCCATCAGCCCCATGCTCATTGCATTGGCTGTGGTTGCCTTTAAAAAAGTTCCCTTTAGTTCCTGTTCTCCGGCCTGAAATGTAAGCTCATCCCCGGGAGGCAGCCTCTCCAGCCAGAGTGACAGCTCCAGAAGGAAGTTGCTGTTTGCTAGCCGGTTATAATCTGTAAAGGACTGACCGACCGCATACATAACAAAATTATGCTGCCGGATCTGGTTTCCCAGCACATCCTCCTTTACCAGGCTGTCCCCGTTACTGGTCAGGCCGTAATTGACCGGGTCTGGCTCCGTAAAATCAATATGGATCTCATCTCCGGCCAGAAACTCAGAAATCTTTGGATACTCCGTCAATGTCTGACGCATATAGTCTATGATGGTCATGAACTTCCCCTCCTATCTGCCAGAGCCTGCGCCGCCCGGAGGATATCATCCTTGTGGTCTGCCTTCATCCTCTCAAACCACTTCTTGCCACGCATGGGAGCCCCAGTGTATGTCAATTCCCGGTTTGTGCGAACCTTGATTACACCCTTCCGGGAATACCACTGACCAAAATATGGCCCTGGAGTATTGGATATCCAACCAGCACATTTTAATTCAGGATCTTCATACACAATGCCCTCATAGAGGTAATGAGCGTAAGGCCCAGGAATGTCGATCTGCCCGGATCCGACCACAGTCGCCATAACCATCATGTGTTCCAGCTCTCCCGCCTGTCTGCGTGGCATATATGAGGACATGTACCTCATGCACTCACTGTCTACCAGCTTTTGTACCGGCCCATTTTTCTGCAAGCCACGGGCTCTCAGAAGAGCCTCGGTGGACTTCATTTCAAATTCAACCTCCATAATGCCTCCTTACTTGCAGGACAGCTCATAATGCCACACGGATTCACTGCCATACAGCCGTTCATCTGCTGTGGTAACGGTCACATAATCATGGGACGCCTTTAAGGCTGCCAATGACTTCGACAAGGCTTCCTGCGTGCTGCTGTCGATTTCATCCGTAATAATCCCTTTGACAGCCAGATCTTTTCCTCTGGTGATACGCAACGGACGATTCAGGCTCTCATACGGGATTACCAGCAGGACAGAAGCCGCATCCTTCTGCCCTGTCTTCAGAAATGTGGACTGCTGCACATCCTCCCAGTACACTCCCTCAATGGGGACACGGGTATATCGTACGTCCCTGCCCTCTTTGCTGTACAGGTATAATGTCACATCTGCATTGGTATACATCTCACACCCCCTGATAACACAGGCCGGTACCTCCAAGCCATTTCATCACGATGGCCTCCTGTTCCCTGGCATATGCAGAATCGCGCTCTCCCGAAGAGGCAAAGCTGACGGAATAGGTTCCAATTTTCTCGGACGTTTTCCCACCAGAATCCCTCTTCTGCTTTTCTCTGGAAAGCTCAGCCTCTGCCAGCTCACAGCAGCACAGGCGCACCGCCTCCGGAATCTTCGCCGTCTGCTTTAAACGTCCGAACGTATAGCTGTCAATCACCTGGCTGGCCTGACGGGAATAGAAGTCAAAGCCGGCGCTGATGACCGGCTTACGGCCTAACAAATATCGGTCTGTATAGAATCCTTCATCTGCATAACTCATCAGCGCCCAGCTCCTTTCTACGCATTCGGGATCAGGGTAACTGCTTTAGGTACTGCGGACTTGTCCACGGTCACTGTTTCTGTCACAGTGCCATACCCACTCTTCTTGATCTTTGCCGGATAGGTGCCCGGACGCAGATGGAACTCTGCCACGCCGGAAGCATTGGTTTTCAGTCTGGAACCATTGACGTCTACAATGGCACCTTCAACCGCTTTCGGCTCACTGTTGTTGTCCTTGACTGTAAATGTAACCTTCTGGGTGGTCATTGCCGTCGCTGGCTCCAGATAAGCAAACGGACAGCCCACACGATCCTCATCCATCCTGGTTGCAGGGTTCGGGAGCGCCCATCCCATACGAAATACGACACGCAGCGCCACCATGTCCTGCTGAGCCAGGTTGTAAGCGATTTCTTTTGTAGCAGGATCCTGAATAACACCCTGATCCAGGATTTTTACAGTGATATCCTGACGGATCGCGTATACAGCCTGTTTGAAATCACCAATAATCAGCTGAGCGATCGTATTGTCAAATGCACCGTTCTGCGGGAAATACATAGGCGCACCATCCAGTGCATAGTTTGTGGATCCCTGCATATCTGACTTAAAGATCGGGGTTCCATCCGTAGCCTTAATCCCTCTCAGTTTTGCCCTCATTCCCATGGATGCCAGAGCACCTGTGGACATATAACCATCTTCCTCTACCTTGGAAATAACACCGCCTTCTCCAAGAATCAGATCATAATAATCAGGGCTGCCGCTAGGTGCTACGTTATTACCTGCCTGACGTGCCAGAGTAACAATATCGTTCTGCCACTCTGCCGGACGGTTCACGCCAAAGATAATGGCACTGTCCACCTTCTGGCCGATCGCCTCATTCACCCTCGGAGTGATCTCTCCGAAAATGTCAAACTCTGCATCATCCAGTACCGCCTCCGGAATCGGAATGATGACTGCCAGCTCTGCCGCATTGATATACACATTATCCCATGCCTGCTTGCTGGTCTGCTTCATACCGGTATCACCGTTTACCCAGTAAGCAGTTGGCAGGAAATCCAGTACGCGGATGCGGGTCTGGTTGCTTGTCATATTCGGCAGCTTGCGCGCCAAAGACATAAATACTGACTGTTTGGGAGCGTCCTGAAAAATAGTGGATACCACCTGCTCACGGATAATGGCCTCTGCATCGGCCCTGCTTGTAATATGTACTGCCATATTGTTTACCTCCTTATTCTCTTCCTAAAATGTTTCTTAATGCTGCATTGGCTCTGGCTTTTGTGTCCTCCGTCGCTGCACCGCCCGGGCCAGGCGTAGAAGACACCACCCTGGGAATACTGACATCCTGAAACAGATATGCATTGTCCTTCTTCACCGCATCCAGGGCGGCCTTGATGTCTGCTTCCTGGTTCTTGCTGCCTTTCAGCTTTTCAACGTCCAGGAATGGCATGACGGCTTTCAGATTCCTTGGCTTATAGCCCTCTGCCGTTGCCTTTAACAGGTCATTAAAATCCCTGTCGGCAATCTGCTTCTGATACTCTGTTTCCTTGTTTGCCAGATCAGCAGTCAGCTGTGTGATCTTGCCCTGAAGCTCCTGGACATTTACGCCCTCAAAACTTTTAAGCGTAGTCTGCGCCGCTGCAAGCTGGGTCTTGTAGTTATCCCGGTCCTGCTTAATCCCGTTAAGCTCCTTACCATATTCGGCCATTACATAATCAATCTGCTCCTGTGTCAGACCCTTTGCCTGTAAATCTTCTGTTTTCATTTCCTGCATCCTTTCTTTGTATTGATTCGCCATTAGGTTATTTATAGGTGTGTAACCGTCCACCAAACGAATGACTGTTTTAGGTCTCATCATCTGACCGAAAAAGGCGTAAAAATAACACCCAGGCACCGCCTGCGTGTCTATGACTAATTCTATGACTTGCT